GAATTGTTGGTCCTGTGGTGAAGAATGGCCGCTGAGCTTAGGCTAAATGTTGCGCTTGATCTCCAGTATTTCAAGCGCCAGCTTCCGAAGCTCAGTCAAGCTGCTGCAGGCTTTCAACTGCCCATTCAAGTTAAGTTTGACCGTAGGTCGCTAAATAACGAATTCCGGCTGCTCGGGAATCAATTTAGCAAGAGAAGAGATTACACAATTCAGGTTAATGACAGCCAGCTAGAGATTGCCAGGAAGAAAGCAGAGAATCTTGTTGACTACCTGAAAACCAATCTGACGGGCAAAAAGCATATTGTCCAGATTGAGTACAGAGAAAGTGGGCGCCCCAGTAGGTCTGGTGTTTCTCGCGATGACGCCATAGCGGCGATGGTGGCTCAAGGTCAGGCCGCAGTGTCTGCCATGGGAGCTGCTCGCATGAGTGGCGGCAATGCTACAGAGGCAGCGCGGCGAGCCCAGTTTGAAAGCGACTTAATGCAGCGCACTATGAGCGTTAGCAAAAAAACTGGGAAGCAAGGGCTAAAAGAGATTGCCACAGGATTTGGTGTTGATTTTGCGAAGTCAATCAAAAAATCAGACCTAGCGAAGAAGATTGCCCAGTCTGTTTCATTGGAGGAAATCAGCAAGTTCGACCCTCAAATGAGGCTAAAGCCATTGCGTGGGCAGGGGCAGTTCATGGCTCCTCGCTCTACAGAGGGCCTTGCGAGAATTATTAACAGCATTGCATCTGCAACCGCAAACCCAAAAGCTGCCGGTTTGATGTTGCGGCAGTTGCCGGAAAGCCGAATCACTACTGATCTTGCTGGGCTTGCTTCTAGACAGGCGCGATATTTTGATGAAATTCCAAGCGCAAGAGCTACCGCAAAAGCAACAGGCTTCGACCCTTTGCTGAAAGCAATTTCATTAAATTTTTCTGATTACGCGAGGACAGTTTCTACTTCCAACCCATGGATTGGGAAGATTGGCAATGGCATCAAAGATATTATTGCAAAAGCGACAACGCCAGCCGCCATCAGCAGAACCGCCGCTCTTCCTGCTCAAAGGATAGCCGGGTTACTGCCCAGCCAGGAGATGAGATTTGCTGCGCGTACTGCGGCAGCACAGGCTCGTGGCGGTTCTACTGGAGCGTTTTTCGCCGGAGGGATGGGTGGCGGCGGTGGTCGTCCTCCTCAGAATCTTTTAGGCGGAGCGGGCTTTAGTGGAGGCGGTGGTGGGCCAACGCCTCCTTCTGGTCCAACGCCTCCTTCTGGTCCAGGTGGCCTTGGGCGTGACCGTCTTAGAACCCTGGCACCTTCGCTTGGGTCTTCTTTGCCTGCACTGCCTGGTGCTGGCTCTGTTAGGGAGCTTGCGTCGGAATTTGGCAATGCAACCAAACAAGTGCTGCTGTTTGGAACGGCCTACAAGGCTCTTGCTTTCTTCATGGACTTCCCTTCTCAGGTGGGAAGTGCTGTTGCTAAATTGCAAAGCTTCCGCAACACATTGAATGCAGTAATTCCAGATGCACAAAGGGCCGCTGAGGCGAATCAGTTCGTTCTTGACATCGTTGACAAGTACAACGTGCCACTGCAGACGGCTCGCAATGGCTTTGTAAAAATGTACGCTTCGATGGCGCCAGCAGGGTTCCGGGGAGAAGATATTGAAGGTTTATTTTTAGGAGTGAGCCAGGCTGCAGCGACTTTTGGGCTTAGTGCTGACAAGGTTGATCGGGTTCAGTATGCCTTTGCTCAAATGGCATCGAAGGGCCAGATCATGTCCGAAGAGCTGAAAGGTCAACTCGGTGATGTGCTTCCGGGTGCCATGGGGATTTTCGCCAAGGCTGCCGGTCTTGAAGGCCCTGATGCAATTCAAAAGTTCTCCAAAGCGCTAGAAGATGGGGCTTTCAAGGGCGAAAACATGGTCGCTTTGCTCAAGAATGTTGGCATTGTCATGCAAAATGACTTTGGAGCTGGGGCTGAAGGCGCTGCAAAGAGCTTCCAGGGTTTAATTAACGCCATGAATACCTCCTTCACAAAGCTTTACGAGGCTTTTGAGCCTCTTGCGGTGGAATTCTTGCAGGGCTTCATCTTGCCTTTCACGAAAGGCTTGCAGACGGCTGCTGATGGCTTGATCGCTTTCTTCAATGAAACCATGGCTTCCACCAGGGAAGGCCAAGCCTTTGCGAATCAGCTAGAGGGATTGCGCTCTGCTTTTGATGGAATCAAAGCAAACGTACAGAGTGTTCTGCTGTTGTTCCGTAGCTTCGCTCAAGCCCTTGCTCCGGTTGCTGAATTACTTGTGAATATTGCCGGTAGTCCTGTAGTTGGATATCTCTTGCGAATGTATGCGATTGTCTTGCCTTTGAGCATGGCATATAAGACATTAGCTGGAGTGCTTGTTGTATTAAAAGCTCGCCTTGCGTCGGTGAAGGTGGCGATGACGCTGCTGAATGCAAAGTTCGTGACAGGCGCCGCAATGTCTGCTAGGGCTGCATTGAAAGTAAGAGCTTTAGGATTAGCCCTGAAGGGAGCTTTTGGAAGTACCATAGTTGGCGCGATTCTTCTCGGCCTTGGCTTAATTATTGAAAAGTTTATGTCAATGGGCGACAAGGCCCGCGAGGCTGCCGAAGAGGTGATAAGGCTCAAGGAGAGTATTGAGGCGGCTGCTTCATTAGGCGACATGGTGCCGCTAATTAAAAATCTGGAGTCGAAGCGAACTGCGCGACAGGATGCGGCAAAAGCCTTCCGGGAAGCTCAGACAGAAGCAGAGGCTATGAAGGAGTATAAAACCGGAGGGCCGCAGGCAGCTAAAAAGCTAAAAACAGCCAGGAAGAATTACTTTGATGCTGTGAAAGCTGAGAAGAAAGCAGAGGAAGACTTTGAACGTGGCATTGAGAATAACCAGGCTCAGAAGACCGGAATGAGTGAAGTTTCGCTTCAGCCAATCTCGCTAGATGGCGGCGATAGTGGCGGAGGCACGGCAGGTAGGGGCGCTAAAGGACCTCAAGACATTACGTCGAATCAGTTGATAGTGGCAGAAGCTATCAATCAAAAACGGCGCGAAGGAAACGACCTTGCTGTTGCTCATCTGGAATTTGCCAAAGAATTGCTTGACATTCAAAACTCCGACTTGCAGGCGAATCAAAAAGCTGAACGACTTGATACAGCTCGAACAAATCATGCCATCAGGATTAAAGATCTTCAGGACAAGCGTGCTAAAGAGCAGGCGAAGGCTTTGGCTAAAGAGGCAAGTGCTCGCGACGAGCTTCAGCAAATTATGCTTGACGCGCAATTAGCGGCTGGCGACATAACAAAAGAAGATTACGATGCTGCTATGTTTGCTCGCGACAAAGAAAAGACGCTGAGGAGAATCAAGGAATTGCAAGAAGAGGGCGGCATTTCGCCAGAAGCTGCTGCAGCAACGGCTGATGCGGTGAGCAGGGCAAAGCCTCCTGAGAAACTGGAAGGCGTTGCGGCATGGGTCAAGAAGACGGAAGAAGAGCTTAAAGACTTCGAGGGCATGGCAACATCTGCCGCTGATAGTATTGCCAGCGAATTCGGCACTGCATTTAGCGGCATCCTTCAGGGCACCACGTCACTACAGGAAGGCTTGGGAAATGCCTTTAAGAACATTGGCAGCATGTTTGCTGACATGGTCATGCAAATGCTGGCTAAGTGGGCAATGCTGCAAGTGATGAAGGGGATCTTCGGCTTCGCCAATGGCGGCATTGTCACGGCTGGCGGAGGCGCCCCTGACGCTGGTGACGCAATGGACGGCGGAGGTGTTTTGCCGATGTTTGCAAATGGTGGCGTGGTGAAAGGTCCAACTCTTGGGATGGTGGGCGAAGGTCGTTTCAATGAAGCGATTGTCCCCCTGCCGAATGGCAAGTCCATTCCAGTGGAGATGGGAGGCAGTGCTGGTAGCAATATTTCGACTAACATTACAGTCAACGTCAACAATGGCCAGGTGTCTTCTAAGACCTCCGGCTCTCAAGGCAATGATCTTGCTCGTAATCTGGAGGGAGCAGTGAAACAAGTGATCATGCGTGAAATGCAACCTGGCGGAATGATCAGTAGCGGAAGATAATCATGGCACAACCGATTCTGTTTAATTTCAATCCTGGACCTACTGATCCATTTCGTGATCCGTATGACTTTTTTGAAAACGGCTTGACACGCAAGCGTCAGCAGCGTGTGAGACGGTTTCAGCTTGGCGATGGCTACGAGCAAGTGACACCAGATGGCGTGAACAATTTGATCAACGCTTATGATTTCCGCACTCGGCCATTGACTTATGACGAAGCCAGTTCGTTAGATGAAGACTTCCAAGCATTGAATGGCGATTTTTTCTTTGCACGTTTTCCTCAAGACGAGGTGCTGTATCGTTATCGACTGGAGCCTAATGAATGGAGCTGGGAGCTTATTAGCACTCGATTCCAAAGTCAACTAAGTTTTAATTCAGCTCCTCGCCTTAATGTAATCAGCTTTTCTGTCAAGCAAATTTACGACTGGAGATCATGACATATAGCAGTGGTGATTTTCAGGGTGACGAGTTTGATGCCGTTTTGGCGCGTCAGGAGGCGCACGCGGAGGCAGCCGAGGAGGTTCGTTCAACTTTCTACGACGCTGTCGTGGAAATGTTTGAACTGGACCTGTCTGTACTGCCAGGATTTAGTGGCACTGATCACTACTATTTTACGAATTTTGTTATCCCCAAGGCCGCTATTTTTCCAAACGTGGGCGATGCGTTTGAGGCTGGAGAAAAGGTGAAGTGGGTGAAGACTGACGTGGCTCCAGGCTTTGTTGGCCCTGTTCAAACTGTTGAATATGAGCCTATTCCCATCATTGCAACTGGCTTTGATCGGACTACGAAGGGGCAAATTCCACAACCAGAGTTACAGGTTTCTAACATTTTTGGCACATTGTCAGGACTCATTGCAAGTCTTGATGACCTGATTGGCGTGAAGGTTTATCGACGCCGCACCCTTGCAAAATATCTCGGCAATTTTTCGACTAACGATTATACGACGTATTTCCCTACTGACATTTATTACATTGAACGCAAAGTGGCAGAGACTAATATGTCTGTCACGTTTCAATTGGCTAGTCCTTTGGATTTGGAAGGTATTCAGTTGCCGCGACGAGTGGTCACGCATAATCACTGCCTGTGGGAGTATCGAGGGACCGAATGCGGCTATGGCGGCGATCCTCCTAGAGATAGCGACCTTGATGGGCTGCCAATTGCCAATCAATTCGATGAAGTGCCGGACAGCTCAAGTCAACAATACAGGAACTTCGGCTCTGCAGAGCAAGGTTATCTTGACGCATTGGCTGACTACTTGGCCAAGAAAAAAATAAGAGACGATGCTGAAGCTGCAAAGAACTTAGCACTAGGCTCGAAGGAAAATGCTTGCGACGACGAGACTAGCACGTCTGAGTATTTCTACCTCTTTGACGATGCAGACGAAGATGAAGAACAAGATCTTGATGCCGATGATGCAACCTTCGCGCTCATTAGGGAGGTTGATAACGTTGATCAGCTTGTGACAATTGTATTTTCTGGAAGCACTGTTACGGGAGAGCAGTACACGTTTGATCCAAGCAAGAAAGGACGTGCTGGTGGCGAAATTGCAGACGATTCAATCAATGTAAATGTTTTCGAATACAACGGCGTTTACGAAGTCGAAGGAAGTGGCATAACTTTTGCGATGCTTCCTCTAGGTGTAGACGAAGCGTATGTATTTGAGAATGGCGTATTTTCTACTGCAAATCGCCAAGACATTGCAGACGATGAGCGGAAGGTTGGGGACAGCGCTCCATTTGGACTTCGACAGGTGGAGGTTGTAACAGCGGATGACCCCACAGGATGTGCAACAGCATCAGGAGCGTACGAAACAGCGCTAAGCGGGTACACTACGGCGCAAAGTAATTTCGACTCTGCATTGACAACCCTGAGAGCTACATGGAGCGGATTAACTTCTACTCAGCAAGACAACTTGCACGATAATTTTGACATCTGTGGCAAACGGCTTACCAGTTGCCAGCTTAGGTTTGGAAGCGCTAATTTGCCCTATGGTGGCTTCCCTGGGGCCAATTTAACGCGAGGATAATGATTGACAGACGGTTATTGATTGAGCTTGTCGCTGACTGCGACAAGCGGGCCCCAGAGGAAGGTTGCGGACTGATTGCAAGCGGCAAAGTAATACCATGCAAAAACATTCACCCATCGCCGCAAGAAAATTTTACAATTGCCGCAGAAGATTACGCTTATGTCAGTGAGACCGAAGGGGAGATTGAATGTATTTACCATTCACACACAAATGATCGCGATGGTTTCTCGCCTGCTGACATTCGAGCATGTAAGCAAACCAATATTCCGTGGTTGGTTTACAACGTACACAGCAAAAGCTGGAAGTATGCTGATCCCAGAGGGGATCAGCCTTATGTTGGTCGTGAATGGTTATATGGCATCAATGATTGCTACTCATTAACAAGAGACTTTTATCGTCGAGAATTCGGAATTATCCTGGACGACTTTGAACGCGGAGAAGACGGCGAATGGTCAAGTGACCATTGGAACATGTTCGGTGAGAATTACGCCGGGCAAGGCTTTGTTGACATAGGCGAACCTTCTCGGAAAGGCGACATTTTGCTGATGAAAATGGAAACAAAATGGCCCAATCATTTCGGTATTTTCAAGGGGGAAGGTATCCGCATATATCATCATTTTGCCAACCGTCGTTCCATGGAAACCAGCTATGGTAAGTATTGGCGGCGTTACACGGCTAAAGTGTTACGTCATGAGAAGCTGCTGTGACCATGGAAGAACGTTTTGTGACAGTAAAACTTCTTGGAGAATTGGGCCGCAAGTTTGGGCGTGAGTATAGATTCTTGGTGCGGAACCCACGAGACGTGATCTCGGCGCTATCTCGTCAGGTGAACGGCTTCAAAGAGTATCTCTGTACGGCTCATGAAAATAATGTGGGGTTCAAGCTGGTCACAAAAGAGCCAGAAGGAATTGATTACGAGCATGTGACGATGAGTTGTGATCGCCTGGTCATTGCACCCATGATTGCAGGCAGTGGTGGCGCAACTGGCAAGATTCTCCTCGGAGTAGCCTTGGTGGGCTTGTCGTTTGTGAGCTTTGGTGCAGGTACTGTTGCGGCAGGAATGGGAGCCGCCTTCGCTGGCGGCTCTGCTGGTATTGTTAGCACGGCGATGTTCGGCATTGGCTTGAGCATGATCGCTACTGGCATTGGAGCCCTGTTAACGCCGCAGATAGGCACACCAAGTGGCGATAGTGACAAGAAAGAAAGTTTTCTGTTTGACAGGGCTGCGGAGTTGACTACACAAGGATTCCCTGTGCCGTTGATTTATGGTGAGTACCTGGCCGGGGCACCTCTGGTTATTTCTTCTGCTATTGGAATATCATCATGAGCGAAGAAGAACTTAAGCTGCGACAAATTAGCGGCGCTGGTGGTGGTGGTGGCAAAGGCGGCACCTCGACAGACCCGCCAAAGGAAGAGGATGACAGGGATCCTACGAGGTCCACGGCACGAGTTGTTGTGGCCCTGTGTGAAGGAGAAATTCAAGGTTTTGCTAAAAGTGACCCTGAGAAGTGCGTCTTTTTGAACGACACGCCAATCAAGGGGGAAGGCGACCAATATAGTATCGAGGAAGAAAGTGTTACTTTGACCAACCTTCGGACTGGTAAAAACGATCAAAAACCATTGGGCAATGGCTTTGACGACGTTGAGATAGAGCAGGCCGTAGGCACGCAAGTGCGAAAATTGACTGGTCAGGTGTCTGCAACCACAACTCGAACCGATTTAGATCGAGTGAGGGTGAGAGTCGGTGTGGCTGCTTTGTATAAAGTGGAAGAGGACAGCGGCGACGTGAAAGGTACTTTTGTTGAGTACAGAATTAAGATTAGGGATAGTGTTTCTAGCGGAAATCTTCACAACGATACCTACAGGATTTCAGGGAAATCTCGGGGGCCATTTGAAGAAGACAAGGAATTTAACCTGTCTGGCACGGGGCCATGGACTATTACGGTAAAACGCGAGTCGGATGATTCTGACACTGTAAAGGAAGTCAGTGATTTTTACTTCAAGGCAATTGTTGGCGTCATTGGATCTAAGTTCATCTATCCAAACACTGCTGTGTTAGGGATGAAATTCAACGCGGAATCATTCAGCTCTGTTCCTAGGGTTGCAATGTTAGTCAAGGGCAAGAAAATTCAAGTGCCTAGTAACTATAATCCTGATGCTGTTGACACTCAATATACAAATGCATATTCCGGCACCTGGGACGGAACATTTGAGACTGCCTATAGCAACAACCCAGCATGGGTTTTTTATGACTTGTTGACAAATGACAGATATGGGTGTGGAGACTTCATCTCTGCCGCTGATGTTGACAAGTTTGCACTTTACGACATTGGAAGATATTGTGACAAAAAAGTTCCAGATGGCCGTGGCGGCCATGAAAGGAGATTCACATTTAATGGTCATATCAACAATCGAGGCGAAGCTTATGAAGTGTTGAATTCAATTGCAGCAACATTCCGAGGCATGCTGTACTATCACCAGGGTACGATTGTGCCAGTGCAGGATTCACCGAGCAATGCTGTACGTCTGTTTACGCCATCAAATGTCATTCAAGAAGTGGACGATGCTGGTAATTTAACATCGCCTCCGTTCACCTATGAAGGTACTGGTCGTAAAACTCGGAAGACCGTCTGCCTGGTGTCTTGGAATGATCCCAACGATCTTTACAAAGCAAAGGTTGAATATGTTGAAGACAAGAGTGCCATTGAAAAATTTGGTCACAGGGAGTTGGAAGTAAGAGCGTTTGGATGCACCTCGCAAGCCCAGGCCCAGCGCATTGGTCGTTGGAACTTAGTTACAAACCTCACTGAGACAGAAACAGTCTCGTTCAAGGTGAGCGCCGAAGGTTTCTTTATTTTGCCAGGTGAAATTATTGAAATTGGCGATCCGTCTAAGACAGGAGGAGTAGCGGCTGGTTTTATAGGACAGAACAGCGACAAAAGTACGATTTTCTTGGATCGACAGGTGACACTTGCGTCTGGCACTGCATATCAACTGTTCTTGCTGATCAATGGAAAAATGAGGAATCGCCCCGTAAGCACCACGGCAGGTAATCGCACTCAATTAACAGTGAACCCAGCATTCAACAAGAAACCAGACATTGGCGGCATGTGGGTGCTGAAGCAAGATGACGGCGCGGAGGAAGTAAGGCGCTATCGCGTGGTAGGGGTACAGGAAAACGACGACGGCACGGTATCGGTTCTAGCAGTGAGTCACAATTCCAGCAAGTATGATGTGATCGACTCCAATGTCATCATTCAAACGCAAAAAGCTTCTCTTTCGCAGGTCGATCCTATTCCTAGAGTTAATGTTGAAAGTATTGAGATTGAGGCAACATAATGGCAAGGGTTGAAGCGAGTTGGGTGGCGCCAACATTCACTGGCTACTCGCCATTGAAAATGCTCTACCCATTTATTGCGTGGTCGGATCCCGCAACACATCCGAATGCATCTCGTTATCGAGTGCAGGTCTTCAATGTTGAAGACAATCGTTTTGACGATCTTGGAATTGTTACTGAAACTTACAAGCTCATCCCATCTGACACTTATACCATTTCCTCGTCTTATCGTGTGAGGGTGGCTACAATCGGTCCAGATGGCAGACAGTCTGCATTTTCGCAGGGAGCCACTGCAATTGCGTCACCTCTGCGATTTGATTTCTCGAGTCGTGCTTTTGCCAGATTGCCAAATGGCAACCTTGTTCGATCTCAACGTCTGTTGTTTCTCATCATCTGATTATGGCCCTATTTGGACTTGACGCTGCTGGTAACTCTGCCTATGTACGGGCAAAGGGGCAGGGCACGACTGCATCTCCGTACACGATGCAGCATGATCTGTTCACTACAGACATGCAAAGTGCGTTTGTGCAGACAACGTCTGGCGTGACATTGGTTTCTGGGCAAACTGGCGTCACCTATCGCGTGATGAATTTAACCATCACTGCAACGTCTGGATGTACTGTCAAATTGCAAAGTGGTGGTTCTACTGACCTCACCCCTGACTTCCCGATTCCAGCATCAGGAAGCCTTGTCATGTCAAACCCGCTGGGCTTATTCCAGAACGCATCTGGAGAAGAGCTGAACACTGTCGTGAGTAGCGGTGCTGACTATCAAGTGATGGTCACTTACAGGGAGGTCTGATTATGACGCGAGTTATTGGCTCGTTGGGTGCTGGCAAGGAAGGGCACTTGCATTTGGTGCCATCAGCGGTGTTTGCAGGCGTGGACCGGCGCCCTATTCATTACAAAGTTGTTGACGGCAAAGTCGATCTCATCCTGGCGCCTAATCCTCATGGCACCTGCTGGCTAGTGGGGTGGCGTAATAAGTTCGATGGGTCGCCTGTGGACTACACCGAGAAGTGGGTGGTGCCCTGGCAGGATGAAGTGGATCTGGACGATCTGAGGGGTCGAACGTCTGGCAGGCGCTCCCCAAGGGGCCGCTCAGAGGCTATTGATACCACCGTCTGGAAGAACGAGGCGCAAGAGGCTCAACGCAAAGTGATCGAGCTGGAACAACGCAATGGTGAACTACTGAGCAAGCTTGTAAAGGCCGAAGGAAATGCCGCTAATGCTTCTGGCAATCTCGCATCGTTAAAGTCTGAAGTGGTGCGCTTGCAGCAGCGCCTAAACGCTGCTGCTGCGCCCACAGTGCGAACAGAAACGCAAGTTGTCGAGAAGACGATTTTGCCTGCTGATGCACGACGGATGATGGCTGATGCAAGAGAAGAGATTGTTGTTCTTCAGCAAGAGAATGAAGAACTAAAGCAGAAACTAGAAGATCGTGTTTCATTGAGCACTCACTTTGCCAATTTGAACGCAGAGATTGATAGACTGAATAGTGAAAAGCTACAACTCCTTGCTCGCATCGATGAGTTGAAGCAACCACAGCGTCATACGTCCTCGTTGCGAAGGGAAATGATCGCCAACCTCGACAAGCTGCTTGACGGTTAATGGAAACTATCAATGTAACAGTGAGAGAGGGGGACAGCTTTGACGAGCTGTATCTTGCCTATCAGAAGCCAGTGGGCACATCCCACGACTTCACGAATTCGGAGTTGTCCGCTCAGATTCGTGAATCATTTGGCGCTACCACCGTTGTCGATAGTTTTGGCGTTCAAAAGCTTGACACCACGGGACATCTCAAGCTTTCTCTAACCTCCAGCCAAACCGAAGCCTTGGCTCGCAATGTTGGCCTGGGCTACACAGAACGCGGTCTCACCTACGACGTGGGTCGTCAAGGTGTTGACCCAAGTGATGCTCAAGCTGTATTTCTTTGGGACTTGAAAGAGCTTTACTACATCCCCGAAGGAAGTGGTATTGCTTCAATCAGCTCTGGCACGGTTATTGATTCAGACCTTGGACAATATCGCATTCGCGTTACAACCAGTGGTCGCCACAATCTTGCCTCAACCGACATCGTTAAGATCGCTGGCACTTCAGTTAGTGGCTACAATCAGACCTACACAACGAACACTGTAAGCATTGTGTCCAATACGGTGTTTGAAATTGTGCCTGGCAGTGGCGGAACGCCAAACTACAGTTCGAATGCTTCTGGAGGTACGTTAAACGTGCTGAAGGAAGATACAGTTGTATTGGGAACACTGCAGGTCATCCCACGCATCTCTGCAATTTAAGGAATCATGCCTGACATCGAAGAAGGAAAACAGGTAGTCTCAGTAGGCCGCTCAGAACCGATTCCTGCTGGTCAGGGAACCATGGCGCAGTCACTGCCCGTGGTGATCGCGAGTGACCAAACACCTGTCCCCATTCTTGACAACTTGAGCGCACCTAGTGAGGTGCATGATGACCTGCTGGGCAACCCTCGGGTGCAGAGCAGTTTGCAGCTCTGGGACTCCACCAACATCCTGGCTATCGACCCGAAGGCTTGGGATATTACGGCTGATGACCAGGGCACTCCTGATTTTTCGACGGTAACGCACTTGCCGCTTGAAAGCGGCGCTCAACTGCTGATCAATACCAACGCGGACAACACGACTATTGCCCGTATGCAAAGTCGCTTTGTGTTCCCATATCAAACTGGTCGCATTACTGACGTGAGCTTCGGCTTAAGCATGTTGCGTGATGCAAATGCCACTCATGAATTTGGTGTATTTGACGGCAAGAATGGTTACATCATTCGCATTGTTGGTAACGATCTTTTCTTTGTTCGTCGCACCAATTCTGGTGAAACTCCTCAGAATCACGGTGCCCCTGTTGGAAGCACTGACTTCACCATTGATGATTCCACCAGCCTCTATGACGATCACCGCTATCGCCTGCTGCCTAGTGATCCTTCAGTGCTAGAAGAGATTGTCCCTCGGAGTGCTTTCAATGGTGACAAGCTCGATGGCGTTGCTCCCAGTGTCCATACGCTGAGCCTGTCTAATGTGACGATGTTCCGCATCCAGATGGGCTGGTACGGGGGTTCTGCGGCTCGCTTAATGGCCTATGTGCCTGTGGATGAGAACTTGGCTTCTGGTCAAGTGGCGAAGAATGCTCGCTGGGTGACTATTCACCAGTTGAACACGGCTGATCGCATTCCGTTCCCAAGTCTGGGCAATCCAAACCTTCCGCTCACATTCCAAGTGACGAAGGATGGCAACCTCAGTCAGGCCGTCTATCTGAAGATTTACGGCACCAAGGCCGAAATTGATGGTGGCGATGCCAGTAAGTATGACATTTACTCTCAGCTTGGCACTGCTGCTTCTATCGACCCCGGCACGGTTCGCCCCCTGCTCACCATTCGCTGCAAAGAAAATATTACCAACGCTGACGGTAATAGCAAGACCAACATCATGCGAGTTGTGCCATTGATGGCCAACTTGTCTTCGGAATATCGCACCAAATTCCGTTTGGTCAAGAACCCGACCAGCATTGATCTTGCTGGCACGACGGTCAATCCGCAGACCGTGACAAGTGGTTTCACTTCCACTTCTCAATTGTCTGCCATTGAATTCAACACCACAGCCACTGGTGTTACTGGTGGCAGCACTGTCGCGACGTTCTTCTCTGGAGATGACGATGGTCAGAACATCGTCTTGGATGAAGTGTTCCGTTACAACCGTGAATTCCTCACCCGCCCCATCTCCAGCTCAGGCGGCACATCAGGCGACGTGCTTACTCTCGTTGCTGAAAGTGTTGCCGACAGTGGCAACACTGTAAATGGCTCCATCACTTGGGGTGAACGCTAATTTCCGATGACGTACTATCAGCTTCCGCATGAAGTAGGGAAGAAGAAGGTTACGGCGTCTGGCGAGAATGTTGTCAACTCTGGCAGCACTCTCCAGACGCAAGGTGACTTCCCTATTGGCCAAGATGTAATGGCCAGTGGCATCCCTGTGACGCTGCCATTGAGCGGAGGCGATGTTCCGATTGTTCTCTACAAGGAGAAGCCAACAGAGATTGGCAAGGACATCCTGGGTAATAAGAAGATTCAGCCCACTCTGAGTTTGTTCAACATTACAGATGATCTTGCCTTTCGTGATGATCTGTATATTGCTGAAATTCAAGGGCTAAATGAAACTGGCATTGACGGCCTAGAAAGTGCCAAATGGGGACAGCTAAAGGATGTTCTGATTGACTATTCGCCCACTCCAGTGGGCTATATCAGGCATGATTTTGAGCGGCAGGCAGTCAAGATTGAGCTGGCCAAAGCTGAAGGTGGATTTCAGCGGGCTCGCATTGCAACAAAAAAACGGTTTCGTTATCAAACTGGCCGCACTCTAAGAAGCTCTGTCTGTTTGCAGATGAGCAAAGCTCCTCTGCCAGCATGTGAAAAGACTTGGGGCATTGGTGATTCTCTTGATGGCTATTTCTTCCGCATCAAGGCGGATGGCGAGGGCGATAACTTCATGATCGTCCATCGCCGCTCATCCGGCGATGGACTGGCGAAGGAAGTGGTTATTCCTCGCAGCCAGTTCAACCATGACAAGGTTGATGGTACGGGAGGGTCCAATGCGAAGATTGATTTCACCAAGAACTGCATGTATATGGTGGAATGGGGTTGGTACGGCGCCTCCTCTGCCCGCTTTTATGCGTTTGTGGTAGACGAGGGAACGGACATCCCTGACACCATTCAAGGCATCCCTAGAGCCCGCTGGGTGCTCCTCCACGAGCTTCTAATTCCTGACACGCTGGACTCACCAAGCCTGGGACTTCCAGTGCTGCCATTCAGCATTGAAATCACTAACAATGGCTACCTGACCGAGCCACAGTTCATTATCAAGTATGGACTGAGCCTTCAGATTGACGGTGGTGAAACAGAAAAGGCCGAGATATTCGGCGCTGATTTGACGGCAGGTAGAGACATTGGTCCTGCGCTGGGTGGCACATCGCCTTCACAGCCCTATCCCCTGATGCTCCTTCGAGCAAGGGATTTTGCTGATGGTGGCCTGCTGAACATTGAGCAAGGCTTGCCAAAGACAATGTCGGCTTTGGCTAACTATGCGACAGAGCTGATCGTACTGCGCGATCCAGTGTTCAGCAATCCTGAAGCCGACCTTGGCCATTTCAATGGGCAGTTGGTTAGTAACGCCGCAGGACAGTATGGTTTTGGCGAGGCATTGATTGCTGGTCCTGATGGCAGTGGTGGCGTCTACACGCTGACCACCGAGGCTCCTGAGTTCATAAACATTGCTGTTCAGGAAGAATACACGCTCACTGACATGGGCAATATTGAAGGAAACTTCCTGAACAAGCAGATCATTAGCGGCAAGAAGCTGGGTACGTTTTTCCTGCCGAAGAATAAGCCAGCAGACATTCCTCTTACGACGATTTACGACCTTGTTAGAGAGTCGATTTCTGCTGAATATGACAGTCAGTTTGATTTCCCTCCAGCCAATGAAAACATCGAGATTCTGAGCATCAGCGCTGGTGGCACATTGACCGTTGAGCGCCGACACACCTTCGAGGAAGGCTTTAGGTTTGTAATTGGCAGCAAGACTTTCTATGTGTTGTCCGCTCCTGATGAATTCTCCCTGACATTAAGCGAATCTCGTGGTGGTGCTTTGTATAACGACTATGCAACAGATGGCATTGTTGCTCCATTGTTTGGCACGGGATTTTATGACCTCGTGATCGACCAAGCTGTCGCCCCTAAGGGGCGCAGCATTTCACAAGGGTTGGTTGTTATTGCGGCTCGACGAGTGGAAGACGGCTTGATTGTCGAGGATTTAGGAGAAAAAGACGCTGAATGGATGAGAACCTATAACGTGACCACAGATAACACTTATACTGTTGTAAGCCCTGCACCTGAAGTTAGGGCATATCTGCATTACGGGCTTCGTTAAGAATGGCAGACGGAAGTTCAATTACTAATGTGAGCGCAAGTGGATTGCCCGCGCAAACGGAGAACCGCGCCTATGCGTTCTGCTTAGGCACTCAAATTCTCCAGAACCCAGCCTCTGATCCTCGCACTGGCACGTTGTCATTCAAGGTGTCAACTGAGCTGTTTGACGTGGCGCAAGCGGGAAATAGTGTAGGCACCACTGCAATCGGCCTGGCTACAGCGGATAATATCTCCAGCATTGCCACTTGGTCTTCTAACGCTGAAATTTCCGACAACGGCTCTTCTTATGAAGTGTATGCAGTCAGTTTCGCAGAAGATGCTGTTGACAATACGTTGGTAAACGTTGCCATTGGTGGCTCCTCTGTGGATACGCTTGCAAAAAATCGTACTGCAAGTGGTGTTGATACTGTCCTGAATACCATCAACTGCACGGCACATGGCTATCAAGCCGGTGATGCGGTAGTGATCGTGAGTGGAAGCGCTCCAAGCCCTCTCGCAACAGGCGTTACTTACTACACCATCCCGTCTGGCTCTGACAAGTTTGCCCTTGCACTCACTCGTGCAGCCGCTATTTCAGGGATCGGAGCAGCAGTAGATCTTACGACTACTGATAGCCCTATTCATCTGGAAAGTGATGATGTATTTGTTATTGCTCGTGACGGTGCTTCTGGCACCGTTACTGTCACTAGGAATGGAGAAGTAATTTCTCCTGGATTGATCGTAACGTCTGAAACCTTACGTCCATTCTTCTGGACAAGGGAGTCTAGCAATAGCGCTAGCATTCCTGTATTCAAGGAGATCAAAGTCAGCGGAGCATCCTGATTCATGGCACAAACCCGATTAATTACAGACCTCGTTTCGCTGGTCACTCCAAACAATGATGATGTGCTTGTCATTGTTGACAACACAACCAATCCCTCGCAGTCTGTAACGAAGAAGATCTCCTACGCCAATTTGAAGGAGAGTCTTCAAGATATGATTGATTTGCTGGTGACTGCAGGCACTGGCATCAATGCTGTTTATGACGATTCTGGAAACACCCTCACACTGTCTGTAATTGCTGACAGTACAGTTCAACAAACGATTGTTTCGTCTGGTGCTGGCGCTGGCAATATCGGCACTCGCCGCGAGCTTAACTTCATTCCTGGTGCAAGCATCACTTTAAGCGGTGTTGACAATCCGTCTGGCAATCGTGTTGACTTGACGGTTAACACCACGGCAGTATCTAGCGGCAGTAATTTATCTGCCAGCGGCACGTCCTATGGCGTGTTCGCTTCTAGTAGCGATGCTGGTGATGGTACTCAGAATCTACAATTCCGTCCACTGAAAGAAGGAAGTGCCAGGATTGACTTGGCATTAGACGATAGTGGCAATTCGATTGCAATCGATATTGATCCATCAGAGATTAACATTAATGATCTCGCCATCACTTCCCCCCTTGCATTGGCTCAAGGTGGCACAAACTCAACTACAGCGTCTGGAGCACGAGCGAATCTTGGCGCTGCAAAAGCTGGCGTTAATAGTGACATTACTGCAATCAGTGGTTTGACCACTGCATTGTCAATTAGTCAAGGCGGCACGGCTGGCGCCACCTCTCAAGATGCACTACAAAATCTTGGTGGCCTGAAATATGTTACAGACGTAGCAACTGTTGGCGAAAGCTTGGTTGTCAACCAAAATACGCTTGTTAGCAATGAATACCGTTCCGAGTTGAAGGGTATTCGAGCGGCAAGTAACAAAATTGCAGTTTCAACAATTTCTAATGATGTTGCAATTGACGTTAATGCTGATAATGTTCTGAATGCTGCATCGAACAATGTCAACTTCAACGCTGTTCGCCTGACCAACGTTGCCGACCCGATTTCGTCGAATGACGTTGCCAGTAAGAGCTATGTGGACAGCGTTGCTCAGGGTCTGCAAGTAAAAGAGGCGGTTATTGTCGCCACTGACGCAGCCCTCACCGGCACTTATGCCAGCGGCCCTCAGACACTGACGCTGACCAGCACGGGAACACCAAGTATTGACGGTGTAAACATCACAGCGCTGAACACTCGTGTGCTGATTAAAGACCAGTCTTCTGGATTTCAGAACGGCATTTACACGCTGACCACTGCTGCAGGCGCTGGCATCAACCCTGTCTTTACCAGGGCAGACGATTTCAACAGCAATGCTGAAGCTGATGCAGGTGCTTTCACCTTCGTTCTTAGTGGCTCAACGAATGCCAGCAAGCAGTTTGTGCAGACTGCGGATAATCCAACATTGGATACAACGCCGCTGGCTTTCACTGTTCTTGCTGATACCAGCATTGCAGACGATTCAATTGACAATGTAAAGCTGGCCAATATGGACGCCCTTACTATTAAGGGCGCAATTACGAGTGGCAACCCTCAAGACCTAACTTCTGATCAAGTTATTACGGTTGTTAATAGCGGCAGTTCTTCCATTGACGCAGCGCGTTTGGACCTGTCTGGAGTGGCAGCCCTTACGGGCGCCACTTTCACTGGTCCAGTGCAAGCCACTACTTTGACGGCCACTGGCGTGTCGAGCATTGCTGGTTATGCAGAACTTGACACTGCTCAGAACTTCACGAAAGCACAGCGTGGAGCTGTTGTTGCTCTGGCAGGAAGTGGTGTTGTGACGCCTGATTTCTCTGCTGCCAATAACTTCACGATGACTTTGTCTGGCACTGTTACTTTGAACTTCCCCACAAATGTGGCGAGCGGTCAGAGCGGCGCCATTCGTTTTGAGCAGGGTGGCACGCATAGCGTCACCTATAGCGGTAATTGGCAATTCCCAGGCGGCGTTGCTCCTAATAACACGACGACTAATGGCGCTGCTGATTTGCTCGTTTATTATGCTCACACCACCAACGAGATTACAGCTCAACTGCTGACCAACGTCAGCTAATATCAGTCCAGCATTGTTCTTGTTACATAGCTTCTCATGACCATTCCAGGCTCCGCACATCCATTATTGATGGCTTCCCTTGCGGGGCCTGAAGATTACCAGATTCAGCGTTCGCTGAGGTTTAATAGTGCTGATTCATCTCATCTTAGTAAAACCTTCTCGTCTGCAGGCAATCGTAAGACGTGGACTTGGAGCGCTTGGGTTAAAAGAACTAAATTAGCAACCCAGGAAATAATTTTCCAGGCCAATAATAGTGGAAATCTTACTAGCTTTTATTTTAACTCTTCAGATACCGCTTTGTTTTTAGTTGGCGGTAGTAGCATAGTTTTTCAAACTTCAAGAGTTTTTAGAGATCCATCTAGTTGGATGCACTTAGTTATAGCGGTTGATACAACACAATCTACTGCTTTTGACAGAATAAAATTCTATGTTAATGGAGTAAAGCTTACTTCTGATCAATACTCAACTGCACCAGCTCCTTCCCCAAATACAGAGTACGAGTTTAACAACGCATGTGCTCATTATCTTAGCGGCACAACGTATGGCCATGCAAATTCGTACATGGCCGACGTACATTTTGTGGATGGTCAAGCACTTGCACCGACTGACTTCGGTGAGCCTGACGATAACAATGTATGGCAGCCGAAGGAGTTTGAGGGTAATCATAATTACGCAGGAAGTACCACAGCGATTAACACTCTTGAGTTTACGGGCAACGGACCACATGGCTTCCATGCAATCAGAGTTGACGGCACCATCCTGACAGGTGCTGACTACACTAATGGCACACTGGGATCGTGGAGTTCAAACACTACTAACCCTGGTGGAAGTTTTGATGGAAATTTAACTGGAGGCAATTTAGCTTACTCAAACAATGGCTCTGCAATAACTTGGACTTCAAATGGAGGGCTTTCTTATAACAGTAAAGTTGAGATTTATGTTGGCAATATCTCACCGTTTTACGTCAACATAAATGGCGGTGGAGCTAGCTCTGCATTAACCACTAATTCCTGGAATACGATTGCTGAGTCCGGCGCTGGCGTTAACGGCTTCCACCTCGACTTCTCGGACGCATCAAGCAACGCCGCATTGGGATACGATGCAGCGGGCAGCAACGACTGGACTGTTAATAACCTGACTGCAGGGCCCGCTATAGCGACAGGCGCAGTGTCTGGTGGTACGCCTGCAAACGCATCAGGATCTGGCGGCTGGGATCAAGCGTTTGATGGCAGCACAACCAATCTTGTTTACAACAGTTCTTCTGGAACTACGTCAACGTTTACGCTGCATGATTCAATTTCTTGGTCTTCTAAGATTAGGATTTACGCTGGGCAAAATGCCACAAGCGGCACGAACATTATTGCAAACGGGACAAACCTTTCTTCATCGCATACATGGCCTGTAGGCGGTGGATGGCAAGAGGTAACGTCATCACTTACTTCACCATTAACAAGTCTTGCTTTGGTCAATGTAGGTGGTCAAAGCAGCAACATCAGGGCTATTGAAATTGACGACACTATCGTTGTTCAAATTAAAGGTGAAAACGTTGACAGCCTTGTAGACACGCCGACGAACTACGGAACTGATTCCGGACTCGGCGGAGAAGTCCGTGGCAACTATGCGACGCTCAACCCTGTGGCGGCTGATAGTGGCTACACGCTCACCAATGGAAATTTGCAGGCAAGTGGTAACGTTGTTTATGGTCATGCGCCGACAACTATTTATGCTTCATCCGGTAAGTTTTATTGTGAATTTACGTTAACTACTTATCAAGCCGACACTGGCGTAGGGGTTGCTGCGAGCATTGCAAATCCAGATTCAGACTGGATCGGACAGCAGGCGTACACTGTTGGCTATCTTGCCGACGGAAGAGTTTTCCAAAGCGGAGGATCAACAAGTTATTCGTCTTATGCAGTTGGTGATGTCATCGGCGTTGCTTTTGATGTAGATACAGGCAAGGTTTGGTTTGCTAAAAATAATACATGGCAAAACTCAGGCGATCCAGCCGCTGGTACTGGACAAGTAAAAACTATTTCAGGAGGTTATTCCCTTGGTTTTACGTTTCGCTCAGTAGGTAGTGGCGCTGGAACGTTTAATTTCGGCCAACGTGGTTGGGCCTTCGCTCCACCAAGTGGTTACAAGGCCTTAAATACCGCGTCGTTGCCTGAGCCAACGATTGCTGATGGTTCGGCTTACTTTGATACTGTTCTCTACACAGGTGATGGCAATACTACACAAACAATTTCACTGCCTTTTAACCCAGGCTTCACTTGGTTAAAGAAAAGGAGTGGTGCTAGCTCTCATTATTGGCACGATGCAATTCGCGGATTTTCAGAGTCTAAAGGGTTAACAACTCATAACACGGCTGCTGAAGGATTTAACAGTGCTTACTACAGCATGTCACAGTCAGGATCTAGCCTGACAATTGGCGATGTAAGCCCTGGCAATGAATTTAATATAAATGGGCAAACGCATGTTATTTGGACCTGGGACGCAGGTGCAAACAGCAGCAAGACGTATGCCGTTACCGTTGTTTCAGATAGCGGCAACAAGTATCGCTTTGATGGCCATGGAACGAGTGCTGTAACGCTTGACCTTGAAGAAGGCAGCACATATACATTTGACCAGTCAGATAGCAGCAATGCAGGGCATCCGTTGCGGTTCTCTACAACATCTGATGGTACGCATGGCAGTGGCAGTGAATATACGACTGGTGTTGTAACTAATGGAACGCCAGGATCTGCTGGTGCATACACAAAGATCACAATCGCTTCTGGTGCGCCAACGCTGTATTACTACTGCTCAGTGCATAGCGGGATGGGTGGTCAGGTAAATACAAACAGTACGGCTGGGGCGACGGTGTTGTCGGGTAGCTTAAATAGTTCTCTTTACGATCAAAGTGCAGTTTTCAGCAATAATGTTACGAGTACCTCTGGTAGTTTTTATTCGGGTCGCGGTCCAACAAATTTATTTGATGGCAGCACTGCTACTCTTTGTGATCCCGCTAACCAAAGTGGAGTTCTTACATTTACGCCATCATCAGCAATAAGTTACTCAAGTTCTGTTGAAGTGTATGTCGCCGCTGGCTGTAGCCTTTCGTTAAATGGCGGTACATCTATCACGTCAGTAACCGGATGGAACACTATTGCTACTGGAAGTGGGTCTGTCACAAGTATTGCTGTTTCAATTTCAGGCTACCGTCCAAACTGGGCTGCTGTTCGCATTGACGGCAAACTCTTAGTGGACTCTGGCGTAAGCGTCACTAACGTCCCATCAATCAATTCTGTAGTCCGCGCCAATCCGGCTGCTGGGTTTAGCGTAGTCCGATTTACAGGTTACACCTACTACACTGATTACACTTTGGCCCACGGATTAAATGCTGCTCCCGAGTTTATCATTGCACGCGATTCAAGCCTAGTTTCTCAGTGGACTGTTTATCATTCTGCTTTAACTTCTGGCCACAACTTATATCTAAACCTTACCAGCAGCTCGGCAGCAAGATCAAGCACGAATATATTTGCAGGCAATCCAACTTCTTCTGTCTTTACATACCGTACCAATAATGGCGGTACTCCACATGAAGGAATTGCTTACTGCTTCGCCCCAGTGGAAGGCTACTCAGCCAT